CATTTTGTGCAGCGGCTGCCGTGTTGGACTCTGTTGCCGCCGTCTCGGCCACTTGCGCCACCGCACCCTCTGCTGTTAGTTTGTTCCACCACTGTTTCAATCCGTTAAGGGTTACAAGCGAGAAAGCACTATCCTTGTTCAGTGTTTGCTGTACCTGTTGCAAACCAATGGTAATGGCCATTATGGATTGTACCTTAAGCATAATCTCGTTAAGCTCCTCGTTTTCACCTGCGAACAATCCGACCGCGCCTTGTGCGGCGGAGAACGCTCCCGAAAGTCCGCTCAAACCCTGTATAAGGCCAGCAACATGCTGTTCGTCGTTGGCCAATACCTTTCCTTGTGCTTGAATGTCGCCCTGTATGTCCGTTAGGCGACCAAGTTCGTTTACAAGACGCTTATAGGCCTCACTCTGTTGGTCAATTCCATTAGCGACCAATGTTGCCATCTCCTCCCTAAGTGCGCGTATCTGCCCGCGCAGGGATACGTGTTGCGATGCCGCTTTCTGTGCCTGTTCGGCTTCAGCTCTCATGCGCTGTTCAACCTTAGCGAGAGAGTCTGCTGTCTTCTCTGCCTCTGCGATGACTTTCTTACGCGCATCTATAACCTGCCGTATGGCATCGCGCTCTTGACGATATTCTTGTACATGCTTGGCATCGCCCTTTTGCGCCGCCTTGTTGGCCGCTACGCCCAAACGGTTATATTCTTCTTCCAGCTCGCGTATGCCATATTTATTCGCGTCGACAACGCGGTCAATCTCTGCGAATGCCGCATCGATAGTGTCGAGAGTGGAGCTGGCGTTTGTTACCACATCTATATTGATGGTCGGAATATTGGACATGAGTTCGCGGACGGCCGCGCTCTGGCGTTCCGCCTCCTCGTCTATGCCATGTAATATCTTGCTCGCTTCGGCCGCATCTTGCTCCAATTGCGAATTGTCCAGCCTAATGCCGTAGTAAGATTTCCCGTTTTCGTTCTCCATTTCTCGACTTATTCAAATTGGTTGAATATCTCCTTAACCCTTTCCCTGTTGCATGGGTCGTCCACGTTGACAACATCCTGCTCCTCTCTGTCTTTTTCACCTTTCTCCCTCTTGTGGCTCGGTATAACCGCGCCGTACATTATAAGGTTGGTGTAAGACATGTCGTATAGAACATATTCCATCGTCAGGTTATAGCCCTTGACAGTGCCTGCAACTACTGCCCAGATGCTGTCATTTCCTCTACCACTTTCGTCGGATGCAGCAGGTTTATCCCTATCAGGAAAGTGGTAGTTCCGAAAAAATCGCCCAGATTGAACCCGTGAAGTAGTTCTATAACGAGTTGGTATAGTTGCGTCGCGTCCAACTCGCCGAGCAGCCATGCGGATAGCTCCGCCTTTCGGTCTATTGTTTCCTTAACCTTGTGTGGGAGCAGCCCGAAAAAACGCTTCTTTCGCGTTGTCACTACCTCTGTAAGGCCGCGTGCGCCCAATACAAGGATTGCTACAATGTCGCCTAATACGCGGCAATCTTTTGCAATGAAAAGAACCTCTTCGACAATCTTCGTGTTGTCCAACTCCACCTTGGGTAGCTGCGAGATAGCCTCGGAGGCCAATATAAGCGTTGCCACGCTAGGGGGTGCGACGTTAAACGTGCGGTCGCCAACGCGTATCTCCTTTGGACGCTGCAATATGGCGGCACCGACTTTCTGTTCTATCGTGTCTTGCATAACTTGATGTTCTTATTGGTTTATGTTACGGGAGGGGGACTTGAACCCCCGACCTCCGCCTTATGAGGGCGGCGAGCTTACCGACTGCTCCATCCCGTAATGTTCGGTGCGCAGGTGTTATGCCCACGCACCGAAAGGTTACGTGCCACGCCTAGGCGGGGATTTGCACGACTTCGACTTGGCTAGTTAGACCATCGGCCGTAATCGATACGATTGCCGTGCGCATAGCACCTGTGGTGTTGGCCGTCACCTTAATCGTAACCGCCTTGCCACTTGCAGAGGCCGTAGCCCAGCTTTCACTCGATACGGCTGCCGTCACGTTACCCGTGGATGTGGCCGTAACGACCTTGCCCGTCGTATCGGCTGCATTGCCGAAATAGAGCTTGGTCTTGTCCAACGTAAGCCCATTCTCTACGTAGGGCTTAACGATACGTCCAGTCGCTGGTTTCAGGCACTTGGCCACGTAGTGCAGTATCTTTCCGTCTGCCGCCGTGAAGTTCTCCTCCACGCGCAATGTACAGCGGTCGATTTGCGCACCCTCGTTGGATGGGTCTTCGGGCACGATGCGGAACGCGAACTCGCCAGGAATAACGCCGTCCGTGTCGGCGAATGGCCTTGCGACGCCTTTTTTCACGAAAAGGTCGAACTCGAAGCTGTACGAGTTCTTACCCGATCGAGAATCTACGACCTCGCCGCCCTCTTCAGTGGCCGTTACTTCCGTTCCTGCCGTGGGGGTGATCTTCGTAGTGTCCTGCTTAGGCGTGTCGATGTCGGTCCATCCGCCGTTGGGTACGCCCGCCACGGATGCGGCGAATTGAATGCGGGGTTTTCCCCAAGATAAAATTGCCATAATTCTTTGATTTAAATGTTATTTTTTTCTATTGATGGTAATATTGAAATGCCTAATCCGTCTTCGGTTTGAAACACGGGCATATCATCGTACTCGGTCTTGTCGTCGAAAGTGGCAATAAATGCCTCTTGTGGAATATATACAGGGGCATTGTCACCGCCAAAATACCGATATGCGAGCTTAATAACAATGAAGTGTTGGTGTATATCGGCTTCTTCTTCCGTGTAGATGGTCTGCATCAATCGGAACATATAGCATGATACCTCGGCCGTAAGGCTGTCTGCCCATTCCTGTGCGAGGCATTCCAGCTGTTCCGTACGCTCACCGTCCTCAACGAGGACACCATTTTTGTATGGGTCAACGTCAGGTACGAAAATGTTAACCGTCACAACTCCCGTCTGAACTTGGTCGGGGAAACCCGTAGTGAAAGTTACCACGGCGTCCTCTAAGCGGCTGTCGCGGGGACGCATGCCGTTGCGGTAGACATCACCTGAAATCATTGCATAAAGGGTGCTGTCTTTTAATAACCTATATACGTCGCCTTGAACTTGCTTGCCTGTCTTTGCCATACTAATGCTTTAATCCGAGTTGTTCGAGCATCTGCGGTACGAGCTTGTCCGCCAGCAGCTCCGAGCTATCGAGAACATCATATCCCTTTGCTGAAACATAAGAGGCGTATTTCATGCCAGCCACGACAAGGAGAACCACCCCTTGCGGAAATTTACGTATCAGCCGCTTCACATATTGCTTGCCCATGCGTGCGCCATTGCCACCGCTCTTGACGGCATCGAACGAACTCATTTGGATAACTTCGCCGTCAATGACAACTACATATCCGATACTGCTACGGAGGTTGCCCGTTTGGTCTCGGTACGAGCCGTTAAGTCGAGCTACATTCAGGACTTGCTCGCCTATGGCCGCAAGGTTGTAGGCGAGTGCTTTTTGGATTGCCTCTATACGACCTGTGACGTAATTGTCTATTGCGACGGGTAAGGTTATGCGCTTGATTGGCATGCGTGACTAGATTAATATCCTTATTTCGGAGACCGCCTCCAATGGCTCGACCTGTATTACGGAGAACTCACCGATGATTTTGCCAGCGCGGTCTTTCAGGCGAAGCTGTTCGATGTCGACAATGGGTTGTTCTTCAATCAGCACCGAATATTCGGCCGTCGTGAAATGCTCGCCGTTAACCTTACCGAGATTATTATGCCTGTTGGCAATATATTGGCAGGGGATGGGCGCGCCCCATGCAGCATTAAGGGTTTTCCGCGGATGCCCCGTCATTGGGTCTATGCCGCCTCCGCCCTTGAGCTTCATTTCTATCGTTCCGTTCTCTATAATCATGCCGTGCTGCCGTGTTAAAGCCTCGAACCCTTGTACCCGTATGTGGGCAGGGATGCGGCATGTTCGTCACCCAACTCCGCGTATATGGAGCTTGCCTGATTGCGAAACTGCTTCCGCTGTTCATCGGTGAACGAATAGGATTGTCCGCCCTGCGTCACGTTCGGGGCAAGGTAGAGCCACAATAATAGGTCGGCTTTCGCGAGTCGGTATTGCCGTCCCGTTATAACGGCCTGCGTGGCCTCTTCGGAAAGCGACACGCCACGCCTCTCCGCCACCTCAACAAAGGTTCGGAGAGGGATGGGGTATGCGCTTACGCCTTTGAGAGCGTCGAGGGTTGTTGCCATTTCAATCATCATCTAGATTAAGTCCACGCCTGTGCATCGGTGCGGACATAAAGATTACGATATGCCGTGTCGAATACAGGCACAGCGTCGGCTTGGCCGATGGTGACTTCCGACAGAGGTTCAACCGTTCCGTACTTCTTCACGACCGTATGTGCGCGCTCTGCACGCAAGATAAGGTTGTTGCTTTCTTGCAAGATGTCGTACTGCGTAGTGCCGAGGCGTTCACTCTCTGCAAGTATCAAGCGGTGGTCGGCGAATGGGTTGGCCGTGGTGGTCGTTCCGTCTGCAAACTCGCGTGTAATACTTTGGTCGATGACACGCAGCTGTACACCATTGAGCCACGCCTGTTTGGTGAGCATAGCATTCACGGCCGCGAGGTCTGGTGTCTGCGCGACGCCAACGGCATTGGCGATGTACGATGCGCACGCCTTGATAATCTGCTCGGCCGAGCAGATGCGATACAACTCATCAAGGTTGATGAACACGAACTTGGGGTTAAGGCCATTTGCCTTGGCTAACTTAACGAGCTTGGCAAGGTCGCCGATGATGTCGGCATTGGCCGAATTGCCCCAATCTGTGGATGTCTTCTGCTTCTGCACTTCGTCTACATCGTAGTCGAGGTCAAACTCATTAACGAACGTGGCGTTGTTCGTGGTGTTGAACGAAAGTTTACCAGCGTTGGATGCCAACGCCCAAGCAATATACTCCAACTCGGATTGAACGCCCGTGAAACAGAAGTCCACATCGTTGCCCCAATGGTCAACGAGAGCCGACGCATCAGCATCTTGTGCGAACGCAAGGGCGGTTTGGTAATCCTTGATTTCGGAACGCTTCAACTCGCGGCTAATGGAGATGAAAGGAACATCGCCTTTCGCACTTTCGAAGACGGGGCGGTGCTTGCGCACGATAGTACCGTTGTCAGCGTGCAGGTCGGCGGCTACATTGCGTTTGGCGAGTTGATTACCCAGCGTCTTCCAAATGAAACCGTTAATCCTCTTGACGGGGAAATGCACGCCGAAGAGGAACGGCTTAGCGTCAATGGTATTCAAGCGAGCTTGCACCATCTGCTCGGAAAGTCCTTGAATGAGGGTGTTTGTTATTGTTGCCATTTTCTAATCTTTTTCTGTTAATAGTTATGGATGCCCGTTAGGCGTTTCGCCACAACTGCGGGCAGGTTATTGCCCTTGGTTACGGCAATAACCCACGCATCGACGTTGAGGTTGGTGTTAGGCACGATAGCCGAGCCTGTCCCCGCGATTGCGAACGGAACATATTTCAGCGCGGATGTGCTTGTGGATTTCTCCTTTGCCTCCGCAATACATGCGCCAGCGTTGATGACGCCCAAAGCCTCCTTGACGGTCAGCGTGTCGGCGTCCTTACCCGTGGTGTCAATGTCTGCAATCTCCGTAGCTACGGCGTTTTCGGCAAGAAGCACGAAATCTCCCTTCTTGAAGTTGTGCAGTTTCTTAACCTTGATAGACTTTGCCGTGGCTGCCACGCCCTCTGTGACCTCCGCCACCTTAACGACGTGGCAGATGCCGTCAACGGGTGCGCTAAGCGGCGTGCCCTCGTTGAGGTAATCCCCACCCAACTCTTTGACGTTGACCGACACACCGCCTCGGATGTCGGCCACCCTGTGCATAAGAACGCGCGGCGTACGCGTGTCCTTACGCCTGTTTACTGTCATACTCATTTTTTGTAATTTCTTAGTTATACATTAAAACGGCTGGCCTGCGGCATCGGGCGTGCCCTCGCGTGCGGCGATTGCGGCCTCCTGCTCTTTGGTTAGCGC